GTTTTCCATCGCTGGCGGCGCGACGCTCTGCGCACGCTCGACAAGCTCACGCAGGAGTTAGGCGAGCCCGTCGGAGCGCGCGGCTACAAGCGCGCCGAAGAGAAGCGCCCGACACAGAGCATTATCGACGAGGTGCTCGAGGCAATCGAGACCGGCTCGCTGTGGCGCGTCGTGCGGTCGGCAGCCGCCGAGACGATCGACGAGACGGCCGAGCAGGCGATCGAGACGCTCGACACCTACGCCGTACTCGAGCCCGATCTCGTCGACTTCGCGTCGTCGCGCAGGCCGCAGATCGTGAAGCACTACTACGAGCGGCGGTTCGCGGCGATCGTGTCGATCTCCGACGAGGTGATCGAGGCCGTGCGGGATACGCTGATCGAGGGCTACGTCGAGGGCGAGAACCTGGCCGACATGATGGACCGCGTTCGCGTGGCCTTCGACGGCCGGGCGTCGGTGTCCCGGGCGCGCACGATCGCCCGGACCGAGACGCTCATCGCGCAGTCGGCCGCGCGAAATGACACCTATCGCAACCTCGGCGTCGAGCGGCACGAGTGGCTCTCGCAGGGCGATTCGGTCGTGCGACCGACGCACAGGATCGACGGCGAGGTGCGCAAGATCGGCGAGGCGTTCTCCAACGGCACGACGGCGCCCGGAGAGGACCCGAGCGACCGCGCCGGCGAGATCATCAACTGCCGGTGCGACACGCTTCCGGTCCTCGAGAGCGCCGAGGCGCTGGCGTGGTTCCCGGAGACGCAACTGCCGGCGCCCGACTACACGGTCTGATCCCTATCGTTTCGGGGCAATCTGCGGTATATTGCGCGCGGGCGCAGAGACCAACGACCAGAGCCGGAGAGCCGGATGGCTGAACGCCAGATCGTCGCACCCAGCGGGAGCCTAAGCCGAGACCTGGAGAGCCAGCGCCCGGTGCTGATTCGCCGTGGCACCCAGTGCGAGGTGCGCGCAGTCGAGGACGAGGAGCGCGTGATCGAGTTCGTCGCCGCGACCGAGGGCCGCAAGCGCGACGGGCACGAGGTCGTCGTCTCTGGCTTCGAGTTCGAGAACTTCGACCTAAATCCGGTATTCCTGTGGGGACACGACCAGGGAGACGGCGACCGCCCGCCTCTTCCGCCGATCGGTAGCGTGATCGATCGCCGCATCGACTCCGACGCCGGCACGCCTCGCCTCATCATGCGCGTGCGCTTTGCGACGCACGAGCTCGCCGAGACCGTCTACCAGCTCTACCGCGAGAATCATATGCGGTCGGTGTCGATCGGCTGGCTTCCGCTCGAGACGGAGCCCATCATGGAAGAGGGCCGGCAGACCGGCGTGCGCTTCCTGCGCAGCGAGCTCCTCGAGCTTTCCGCCGTCCCGATCCCGGCAGACCCGCAGGCCATCATGCTCAAGGCGCAGCGCGGACTCATCTCGCCCGAGGTGCTCGGCGCCTTCGCTTCCGCTTCGAGGATTCGCGGCGAGTCGACTTCCTCGGCCTACGTCCTCGACTCTCGCGATCCCGTCGTCGAGGACGAGGCACGCGCGGACTATCGCGGCGTCGAGATCGACACCGTGCCGACCGCCGGCATGGCCGAGGAGGCAGACCGCGGGCTGGCGTGGCGCGAGGAGCACGGCCGCGGCGGCACCGAGGTCGGAGTCGCTCGGGCCAGGGACTTGAAAAATCGTCGACCGCTCTCCCTCGAGACCGTGCGGCGCATGAACTCCTACTTCGCTCGTCACGCCGTCGACCAGGAGGCCGAGGGCTGGGCGCCGGGCGAGGAAGGCTACCCGAGCGCCGGACGTATCGCGTGGGCACTCTGGGGAGGCGACGCGGGCCGAGACTTCGCCCGCTCCCGGGTCGAGCGCATGGACGCGATCGACGCCGAGCAGGACGAGGACCGGAGCCTCGACGACGCAGCGACCACAACCGAGACCGAGGCACGGATGATTTCTCTCGACGAACTTCGACCGATTATGCAGGCAGCGATGGATGTTGCGACCTGCGTTGAGGAGGTCGCGACGGCGATCGCCGACGAAAACGAAGAGGAGGCCGACGCCGCTCTCTCGCGCCTTGCCGCCGAGCACATGGCGCTCGGAGAACTCCTCGAGAACGTACTCGCGAGCGAGGACGTGAACGAATACACCGACGAGCAGCCCGCAGAGGACGCGCCGGCAGAGGCCGAGGAGGCCGCAGCCGACTCCGAGTCGGAGACCGAGCGCACCGCTGCGCAGATCCTTCGCGACCTGATCGAAGTCGCCGAGCAGAAGCTCGGAGGCGAGGCCCGCATCGGGACCGCGATCTCGCGTGAGCGCTACGACAAGCTCATGCAGGCGCGACTCTGCATGAGGGACGCCGACCGGATGCTCGGCGAGGTCCTCGAGGAGTCGATGTACGGCGACCACGACGACGACGACAAAAACAGAGAGCCCGAGTCGAACGGCGACGATGAAGCCGAGCGCGATCTGGCCGATAGCCTCGACGCCCTCGCCCGTTCGTTCGATTCCGCGGACGACGGCCAGTAGTCCGCACGCTTGCGCTGGCCTGGAGGCCGTAGGCGCAGCGACGAGCAGAGTCCAGACTATGACGAAAAGAAGGAGGCCAACATGGCCGAGATCCTGACGCCCGAGAAGGGCAACCTCTACAAGATCAAGGAGACGATCGAAGGTATCCGCGATCGCGTCGAGGCCGACAAGGCCGAGCGCGGCGCAGTCGTCTCTCGCGTCGACGAAATGTCCGACGCGCTCCAGCGCATCGAGGAGCGGTGCAACGCTCTCGACCGCGCGCTGCCGCAGGGCGAAAAAGTATTTGTGCCCGAGGGCGACGCCGCCCGTCGGCGAGGCGTGAGCCTCTTCGGCCAAGCGTTCACCGCCGCCCGCCGCGCCGCCAACGGCGACGCAGTGCCCGAGCCCTTCGCTCGTGCGAACGGCCAGACCGAGGGAACCGCCAGCGACGGCGGCATCCTCGTCCCGGTCGAGGTGCACGGCGAAGTCGTCCGCATCATCGAGGAGAAGTCGTTCGCCCGTCAGATCTGCCGCGTCATTCCCATGACTCGCGACAAGATCGACGTGGGAACCATCTCCACCGGCCCGACGGTCGAGTTCCCGACCGAGAGCACCGAGCCGAGCGGAGGCGCGGACGTGTCCGAGGTCGTGTTCGGCACCCCGCAGCTCGACTCCTCGACGCTCGTCGCGCTGGACTCCGTCTCGCGCGAACTCTCCGAGGATGCGCTGATCTCCATCGAGCCGTTCCTCGCCGAGCTCTTCGCCGAGGCGATCGGCAAGGAAGAGAACAAGCAGACCTTCAGCAGCACCACGCCGTTCTCCGGTGTCGTGCAGACCGCCACGAACTCGAAGACGATCGCCGCCACGCACTACTCGGCAATCACCTTCGCAGAGCTCGTCGCGGCGAAGTTCTCCGTCGACGCGAACATCGTCGGCTCGGGAACCTGGGTCATGCATCCGTCCGTGTTCCAGCACCTCGTCTCGCTCGAGGACAGCGCCGGCCGTCCGATCTACGCCACGAACTGGGGCGGGGTCGGCGTGCAGAACGCTCTCCCGAACGGGTCGGCTGGATCGAGCGGCGTGCTGCTCGGCGCTCCCGTCGTCCTGACCACTCAGATGCCGACCACCAATGCCACCGGACTGAAGTTCGCCGTCTACGGCGACTTCAAGTACCAGGCGTTCGGCGATCGCCGTCAGCTGTTGGTCGAGTACGACGACTCGATCTACTTCAAGGAGCGCAAGCGGGCCATCATGGTCAGCGAGCGCATCGCCTGCAAGACCTTGATCCCTGGCGCATTCACCACCCTGATCGTCGGCTGATAGCCTGACGACTCGCACCGCCGAGAGCGGCGCCGGCCCTCCACACGAGGCCGGCGCCGCATCGGTGAAGGACCCGAGACCATGAAAATACGACTCATCCGCTCCGCGTTCATCTTGAACCGCGGTCAATGCAAAGGGACGCCGCAGCGTCCCTTCGACGTGGAGGTGCCCGACGACGAGGGACAACGCCTCGTCGCCAAGGGCCGAGCGATCGCGCTCGAGCAGTACGACGAGCCGACAAAGCCCGTCAGACGCCGGCGCCCGCGTCGCCAGGTGGACAGCCTCGACTCGTGATCCGATTCGGCTGGGCCGGATATCGCGAGGTCACGATGCGCGGCAACGCGCTCGGCTACATGGGCGCGAGCGCTGCCCTCTTCCGCGAACTCTCGCACCTGGACGACGTAGACCTCGACGACGACGCGAGCGTGCTCGTCCACTTCTGCAACCCGGTCGTCTACGCGCCGCGGCCCGGCCGTCGAAACGTGCTCTTCACGATGACCGAGACCGCGATCCTGCCCGACTACTTCGGTCCGGCGCTTCGCGACGCCGACGCGGTACTGGCTCCGTCACGCTGGGTGCGTGACGTGTTCCGGCCGGTCGTCCCTGCGTCGACTCCGCTCGAAGTCGTCCCGCTCGGCTTCCATCCGCACGACCATCCGACGCGCCTGCGGACGTGGACGCCCGGCGAGCGGTTCCGCTTCCTATGGACGGGCGCGCCGAACGCCCGCAAGGGCTGGGACCATACTGCGCTCGCGTGGCAGGCCGGCGGCTTCCACGAGCTCGACTGGTGCGAGCTCGTGCTAAAGACCACCGACGAGAACGGAGACGAGGGACGGGTCGAGACGCGCGGAAACGTCACCTTCGACTCGCGGTACCTGCCGCGCGACGAACTGCGCGACCTGTTCGACTCGGCGCATTGCCTTGTCGCGCCGTCGATCGGCGAGGGCTTCGGCCTGATGATGCTCGAGGGCCTCGCGTCGGGCCTGCCGGTCATCACGACAAAGCACTCCGCGCAGGTCGAGTTTCTCGGCCGCTGGGCGACCTACTGCGACCACGAGATGCGCGACACCGTAGCGAGCGACGGCACGCCATTCCGCGGAGCGTATCCCGTGACGCAGGACCTCGCCCGCAAAATGGCGCAGGTGATCAAGCGATACGAGGCCAAGGCGAAGCGCGCGTGGCGCGGAGGACAAGAGATGCACCGGGACTGGACGTGGAGACACTCGGCGCGGCGTCTGGCCGAGGCGATCGCGGCGCTGGAGTTCGGCTCGTGAGCCTGGCGCCGCCCGACCCGTGGCGTGGCCTGACCGCTCCCGACTCGCCGACGGTCGTCGTGCTGGGCGCCGGCGGTCCGGCCGGCTGGAACCTGCTCGACTGCCTCGGCCGCAGGGAGCGCCCGACCCGGCTCCTCGCCTACGACGCGCAGCCGCATCGGCTGGCGACCCTGCCGGCGATCGTCGAGCGACGCACGATGGACGGGCTCGACGTGGACGCTCTCGAGCGAGCGATCGGGACACGGCCGGCGCTAGTGCTGCCGCAGCCCGACCCGCTGGTGGCGCTCCTGAGCCGAGAGCGAGACCGCCTGCCGCACGTCCTGCCCGGCCCTCGCACGATCGAACTAGCGCAGGACAAGGCGTCGACCGCGCTCATCTGGGCGGCTGCCGGCCAGAGCCCGGGACGCTGGCGCACGGTCCCGACGGGCGAGGAGTCGGTCGAGGCACGCCGGCGCGCCCTGCTCGACGTGGGCTTCCCGATGTGGCTCCGAGCGCGCACGGGCGCCGGCGCTCGGCTGGCCTGCCGCGCCGACCACCGCGGGCAAGCGGACCTCTGGTGTCGGTTCGTCGCGATGCGATTCGGCGAGACGAGCCTACTCGCCGAGGAGTATCTACCCGGACGGGACTACGGCGTGACTCTGGTCTATTGGCACGGCCGACTCGCCGGCGCCATGGCTCGAGAGCGCCTTGAGTACATCTACCCGCAGCACGCAGTCTCGGGTCGCACGGGCACGCCGACGGCGGCACGCCTGATCCTGGCGCCCGAGATCGAGAGCGCGGCCGTGCGTGCGGTCGAAGTCCTGGGAGCGGCGGCACGCGAGGAGCTCCACGGCGTCTACTGCGTCGACCTACGCGAAGACGAGCGCGGCGAGCCGGTCCCGACCGAGGTCAACGCCGGACGCTTCTTCACGACCTCGCACGTCGGGCTCGGAGTCCGTCTCGATCTGGTCGGCCTGCTTGTCGGTCTGGCGCTGGGTGAGATCGAGCCGCCCGCGGACGTGCAGAGGATGGCGCCGGAGTTCGACCGGACGCTGGTCGTCCGGCATATCGACATGGGCACGCACTGGATCACGCCGGCGCAGCAGAAGGGCGAGATCGAGGACTGGTTCGCGGAGGTCGGCGCGCCATGAGTCTCGGATGCCTCGTCACGTCGTGGAACTACTCGGCGTTCCTCGCCGAAGCGCTCGCGAGCCTCGACGCGCAGACGGTCCGGCCCTCGCAGGTCGTTATCGTCGACGACGCGAGCACCGACACGAGCGCGGAGATCGCCGGCGCGTGGGTCGCCGATCGGCCGTGGGCGCGCCTGGTCGTGCGGCCCGAGCGTCTGGGATTCGTCGCGAACGCAAACCGCGGGCTGCTCGAGGAGCTTGCGACGGATTGGGCGTTCATCTTGTCTGCCGACGACTGGATCGAGCCCGAGTTCGTCGGCGCGCACATCGAGGCGATCGAGACGGCCGACGACCGGACCGCGCTCGTCTACTGCACGGGCCGTTACCGCATGACCGAGCCGGGCGCGCCGGTCGCGCACCTCGACGGGTCTCTACTGGCCGACCGGCCATGGACGCCCGGAGCGATCCAGGCCGGCAACTACGTCCACGGCTCGGCTGCCGTGCGGCTCGCGGACTTCCGGCGGTTCGGCGGCTTCGCTGCCTACGACTCGCACGAGGACTGGATGTTGTGGCGCGCCATGGACTCGGCCGGCCTGCGCGGCGTGCATATCCCGGCCGTCCTTCTGAACTACCGGCACCACGGCCGCGGGCACCGGAACTTCGGGACCGACCACCGGCGGGAGGGCCTGCGTGGCTAGGACGTACCCGGACGGCGTAACCATGACCGTCGTCGTGCCGGTCT